TGAATGCTCGTATTCCTTTGTCTTTGACCTTTGCAAAAAAATCTTTTGGTTTTCTGAGCTTTTTGGTTTTGGATTTCTTTTGATCGTAATTAGTTATGGTGGTTCCTTTTACGCTCAATCCTTGCGATGAATCGGCTTCGTAGATGCTGATCGTGCGCAGTTTGGTGTTGTAAACCACCAACTTTTGTGCGTCAACGATCTTGGAAGCAGCAACCGAAACCAATCCAAGCGAAGGCTCGTCCTTTTTGTATTTTAATTTTTTGATCAATTCGACCGGTGGCTTTCGACGCTTTTTGCGCACCTTGTAAGATTTGGGAGTGGATTCGATTTGACTTTGACAGTTGGAAATGATGTCTTGAATAAAGTTTTTAAGATTGTTCAAAGCAATCGGCTTGTAACACGAATATCCTTCCGACAGTTCTGCGTCTTTGCCCGAAACAACTGTACAAATTTCTTGATAGAAGGGAGTGTAGTGTTCGATAATTTTTTTGCAATATATCGGCTTGATTGTTTTTACATATTCTTGAATTTCAGTTGTCGACAAAGACTGTGCTTGCAGCACGCTGTCGCATTTCAATTCAAAAAATTCCACAATTCTCACAAACGCATCGTCGATGTATTTTTGAACCGATGGTTTGTTGGAATTGATTTGTTGAATCGACATACCCTTCAAATTTAAGAATTCGATCACTTTCGACAAAGTTTGAACGTCGATATCATCAAGAGGAGCACCCATATTGAGCATACGTGCGATGGTACCGGTCTTAAAACCGATGCATCCTTTGATATCACCCATTTGAATGTCCACTTGTTCGTTTGGAATTTTACCGACGTTATCGATAATTTGTTGGTCGAATTTGTTGCTCTTGAGATAGTCAATCAACCACTTTTTGTGGTCTTTTGAATCGCTCATATAGTTGTACCAATTAAATGCTTTGACTATCGCACAGCGACGATCCATATCGTTTTGGAACTGCGTCTGCCAAGTTGGTTCTTCACCATAAAGTTTGTAATCTACAATCGAGGGCATGTTTTCTCCTGCGTTTATATAGCAACTGATTGTATTCTCTATGACTTTTTTTTCAAGGCACAACTAGAAACTGGTTGAATGCGCTATATACTCTGGTGTCAATCGCACGATTGGCCCTGTCGTCTAGCGGTCCAGGACTCAGCCCTTTCAAGGCTGATACCGGGGTTCGAGTCCCCGCAGGGTCATTTTTTTATGGTGAAAATGTTTCATGAAAGAGTAAAAAAATATGGAATACACACCAAGCCAAGGATATACAGACGGTTACAATGATTGTATGCTTAACAAGCCAAACAAAATTTATAAAAATCCAACAATTTATACATCAACTGAAAATGGACCATATGGGGATGAGTACAATAGAGGATATGATGATGCTAATCAAAAACTCTCTTGTAATGAAAATACTTGTAAAATAGAAAAATAAATAACATACCCATCTAGCCTCTCCAAAATTTGTGACGCTAATCAAGGATGGGTGTTTTCAGGGTGTAGCTCAGCTTGGTAGAGCGTCTGGTTTGGGTCCAGAAGGTCGTAGGTTCAAATCCTATCACCCTGACTTTCGGTAAATAATATTTGTGCAACGGTGTGTTGCCGCCAAACAAATATTCGGAGTTTTGCAAATGGCTAATATTGTTAATGTTTCAGGTGCTCGCAATGCTACTCGTTCGGTTGTTGTTCACAGCGACCAGACCATCAAGAAGTATGGTGAAGTGGTTCGCGTCGAACACGACAAGGTGTGGGGTCCCCAGTATCTGGTTGCAGTTCCCGACCGTGATATGGGCGAAGAACTTTTCTGGATGCGCCGCAACGAAATTTCTTTCAAGTAAGATATATAGAAATATGCAGGTGTAACTCAGCGGTAGAGTGATGGATTTCCAATCCATCTGTCGAGGGTTCAAACCCCTTCACCTGCTTTTCCTTATAAGGAGATTTTTATGCAAGACGAGTATTACGATGACGACGAGCACATTGAATACGATGATGAAGAATACGAAGAAACCGAAGGTGAAGAAGAATACGAAGACGAAGAGTATGTTGATGACGAAGAAACCGAAGACTTTGAATATGAAGACGACACCGAATACTCGGAAGACGAAGGGTACGAAGACTCGGAATACTCAGAAGATGAAGAGTACGAAGACTCGGAATATCAAGACGAAGACGAATAAGTAATTTTCTAAAAAGCCGGTTTACCCGGCTTTTTTTATTTATAACCAATTTTTGCTGCATACAGTACATTATGATATCAAACATTCGATACGGATTGTGCTGTATGCATCTTGGTCTTGCCGACAAAGGCTACAAGTTTGAAACAATGACGCGCAAGCGTTATTTGGAACTTGGTGAATCGGCTCACTCGACCATTGTTGATCGCGCTCTCAACAACATCAATGTAACCGAAAAGATTGCATGCGAGTGTATGCAACGCGGCTGGGTGTATCGTGTGAGCAGCGGTTTGATTCCGCTTGTTACGCTACCAGAAGCCAAGTTCGATCTCGACACGATTATTGAAACTTCCAATCATCGTCCCATGTCGTTCGACAAAGCTTGCATGCGAGTTCAACAACTTGTCAAGTGTGGTTTGCGTATCAGCAATCACCCCGACCAATTCAATGTGTTGGCTAGCGAAAACGCTCAAGCTGTAGACAAAACGATTCGTGAACTCGATATGGAAGCCCGCGTGATGACTATGTTGGGTGCACACAACAGCTACGAGTCGCCCATGAACATTCACATCAACTGTAGCAAAGGCAATATTCAGGATATTGCCGATCGATTTGCTGTAAATCTTGAACGTTTGAGTCCCGCTGCGCGCAGTCGTCTTGTTGTCGAGAACGAAGACAAAGGAGTTTGGACAGTCGAGAACTTGTATAAATACATATATCTGCGTACGGGTACGCCCATCACGTTTGACTACTTGCATCACAAATGCAATCCTGGAAAGCTTCATCTTCAGGAAGCTTTCCAGATGGCTGCTTCCACTTGGAAAGGCTATCGTCCGCTGTTTCACTACAGCGAGACGCTTCCGGGTCAACCCAATCCTCGCAAACATGCCGACTATTCCACCAACGTATTCAATGCGTACGGTGTGGATATTGATGTCGATATGGAATTCAAAATGAAAGATGTAGCCATCGATCGCCACATTAAATTAACGGAGACAATCAATGCCCTTGTATGATTATCATTGCACTTCGTGCAAACACAAATTCGAGCAATTTGAAAAAGTAAAAGATCGCAACAAGCCAACAAAAAAAGCTTGCCCCAGTTGCAATAAAAAAAATATTGAATTAAGCATCTGCATGCCTGCTGTTTGCGATCCTGTTAATGTTGGAGTAAAAAAGCACGACAAGGGATGGACCGAAGTACTTTCAAAGTTTAATCGTGCCAATCGCACCAACATACAAAGCAAGTATTCATGAAGTTCAATCATCTTGATGTTTCATCTCGAATGCCAACTGGTTCCGAATCTATAAAATCAAAAGAAACATCTTTTGGAAGATTTTATAGATCGCCAGTTGCTCCTTATTATTGGTATCCGTCAGTCACCACTGTGACTGGTTTTTCAAAAAGTCAATTTTTTGCCGAGTGGAGAAAAAATCCCGAAAACGAAAAGTTGAGCAAGCATGCATCCAATCGCGGAAATGAATTGCATGAAATTATTGAAAATTATTTGAAAAACAAAACCGATTACAAAAAAAATAAAAATTTGTTGTCTGTATATTTGTTTCAGCAGATGCAGGAGGAATTAAACAAGATAAACAACATACATTTACAAGAAACTTCGATGTGGTCTGATACTTTAAGAATGGCTGGTAGAGTTGACTGTATTGCTGAATATAATGATCAACTATCAATCATAGACTTCAAAGGATCCACTAAAGAAAAACGAGAAGAATGGATTACAAATTATTTTGAACAAGCCAGTTGTTACTCGTTGATGTATCAAGAAATGACTGGTACTCCCGTCAATCAAATAATCATATTGATAGCCAGCGAAGATGGTACGGTTCAAACATTCAAAAAGAGTCCAAAAGATTATTTTAAAAGTTTGAACAAAACCATCAAAGATTATTGGAAAGCAAATAATTTTGACGAAATACAAAACAAAATCAAGGAGTAATCATGGGCGCAGCATTTAAATTAGACAAGAAAAATTTCAACAAACAAATAGAAGAATATCGCCAAAAAAATAATTGCAAGTATATTGAAGCCATACTGTGCTTGTGCGAGCTGAATCAAATCGAGCCGGAATCGATTGGAAAGTTGATCAGCAAATCTATAAAAGAAAAAGTAGATTTTGAGGGACAGCAATTAAATTTAAGACCAAAGAAAAACTCTTTGCCACTGTGAGGTGACAATGGACGCTTTCACTGTATACAAAACTTATCTGGGTATAAAATCACACTTTACCAGTACTTCATACGACTATACAAAATATGGAAATGTTAAAGCCAAACGTTCAACATTTTTAAACCGAAAAGACAAATATTTTTTTGAAAGAATCAGCAAAAAATACCGAGATGACCAGATAGTAAATTTGTTTATTTCGAATTTTTTGATAGATGAAAATGTTTGGATTGGAGATTTTTTGACGACGCGTTTGGAAGAAGTGTACAAAGAATGGTGCAAACGAAACGAAAGTATTGAATATAATTTTGAACAAGATGTAGAAACCATATGTAATCATTTAGAAAACAACAATCAAAAATTTGACGACTTATTTTCCTGCGAAGGAACACATCCAGAAATATTTAAACTTTTGATGCGCAAACAAATCAATCCCGAAACTTACGTAATTTTAGATTTTATTTTACAATTCAATAAACAATTTGACCGTAAACTTTCAGAAGATGCTGCATATAGTAACATGTCACTTAAATTTAAAAAGTACAAGTCCTTTCTAAAAATAGATGATATCAAGAAGTACAGAAAAGTATTGCTAGACAATATAAATCGTTACTCGGTTGCATAAATATTTGTACACAAAACTCACGCACACAAAACTTTACATAAGGAGTAAATTATGAGTTTTCAGAATTTGAAGAAGCAGTCTCAGAGTAATATTGCATCTCTGAGCCGCGAACTGGAAAAGATGAACAAGGGTGGAGAGTCGTTCAAGGACGATCGCTTTTGGAACATCGAACGCGACAAGAGCGGCAACGGTTTTGCCGTGATTCGTTTCCTTCCTGCATGCGAAGGCGAAGAGATTCCGTGGGCACGAGTTTTCTCGCACGGTTTCCGTGGTCCCGGTGGCGACTGGTTCATCGAGAACTGTCCAACCACTCTTGGTCAGAAGTGTCCAGTTTGCGAAGCCAACAGCGTTCTTTGGAACAGCGGCATCGAAAGCGACAAGGAGATTGCTCGTGCACGCAAGCGCAAGCTGCGTTATATCAGCAACATTCTTGTGGTGAGCGATCCGGCTCACAAGGAGAACGAGGGTAAGATTTTCTTGTACAACTACGGCAAGAAGATTTTCGACAAGATCACCGAGTCGATGACGCCTC